TTCGTCGGAATCGCGAATCGCCGACCGTCAGGAGCGGCAGTCGTTCTGGACGCATGTCATGAGGGATCCCGACGAGGATATGCGAAACCGGTTGAGGGCGGCGGAGTTGCTCGGGAGAAGTGAGTGCGATTTCGTCGAAAAGGTCGAGTTGAATGGGACTTTGGAAGCGACGCTTGGGGTCGTCTTCGATTCGGAACAGCGGCGACGGTTGCTGGAAAGCCTGAATGATGGCGAGGGATGACAGGCAGGTCCTCCTCGATACGGCGCTCCAAGTGGAGATCTGGGCTCGCGATCCGTGGCAGTGGATGATGGACTGTGTCTGGACGCTGGACGAGGCGGACGGCGGGAAGATCAAGCGGCTTCCGAACAAGCCGTACTTGCAGCGCGTCGTGGAGGTCTGGCAGTCGGAACGGCTTCTGGCGATTCCGAAATCGAGACGGATGTTGCTGACGTGGGTTCTCTTGGCCTGCCATCTTTGGCGGGCCATTTTTTTTCCTCGCAGCGCGATCTTTATCCAGAGCAAAAAGGAGGACGACTCGGATTTTCTGATCGGTCCCAAGCGCATGGGGTTCATCTACAAGCATCTCCCGAAGCACATCCCGTGGCCAAAGGCGACGACGAAGTTCTGTGAGGTGGAGTTTGAGCACGGGTCCTACGTGCGCGGGATTCCGCAGGGACCGGACCAGTTGCGGCAATACACCGCGAGCGCCATTCTCTGCGACGAGATGGCGTTCTGGGATCGCGCGGAGGACACCTGGGCTTCGCTCAAGCCGACGATCCAGGGCGGCGGATCCGTCGTGCTGGTGAGTTCCGCGGGGCCGGGCTTTTTCCAGAGGGCCGTCGAGGGACGGCTGAAGGATGACAGACGATGACAGACGACGGAAATCTCGAAGGCCTTCAGGAGTGGCGGACGGAAGACGGAATCTATGTCCTGCGCATCCACTACACGGCGGACGAGGCGAAGCGGGATCCAGAATGGAAGGCGCGGGAATCGAAGGGGCTTACCACGACCCAATGGGAACAGGAGTATGAGATCAACTTCAACGTCCCGAAGGGGCGGGCGTTCTATCCCGAGTTCGATTTGTCGCGCCATGTCGCAGGCGGGGAGATGGAGCCGTTCGTGGGGCGCCATATCCTGCGCGGGTGGGATTTCGGGTTGAGCCCGGCGACGCTTTTCGCGCAGTGGTCCCCATCCGGGCAGCTGTGCTGCCTGCACGAGCTTCAGTCGTGGGACTGCGGCATCCGGGCGCACGCGCAGATCGTCCGGGGGGATTCCGTCTCGCGCTTCCCGGGAGCCGCGTTCGCCGACTGGGGCGATCCGGCGGGGAATCAGCGGGCGCAGACGGACGAGCGGACCTGTTACGAGCTGCTCGCCACGGAGTTCGGGGTTCACCTGGTTCCGGGGCCGGTGTCCGCGGTCCGGAGGTCGGAAGCAATCAGGAAGCTCCTGACCACGACGACGCCGCAGGGATCCCCCATGTTGCTGATCGACCCTCGTTTGACGTGGCTGATCGCGGCGCTTGCCGGAGGGTACCACCGGCGGGAGGTGGCGGGGCGGTTCCTCGACGATCCGGAAAAGGACGATTACTCGCACATCGTCGATTGTTTGGGGTATCTCGCTTCGAGCGCGGTCAGTTCGCATCGGGACGAGGCCCCTATCACGTACCCGCCGCCGGATGTCCGGTGAGGAGGAGGTGGATTCATGGACGCAACGGATACCGAACTGGAGCGGTTGCCGGAGGTCGAAACGGTCAGCGGCGACGACGTAGAGGCGGAGAGCGCCGTTCTCGACCGCGCGCTGCGGATCGTGACAGGCGACCGGGAGGCGGCGCAAAAGTTACACAACGACCTGTCTCCGGAGCGCGAGGAATCGTATCGCTACTATCGCGGGAAGGCGCTTGGCAACGAACGCGAGGGGCGGTCCAAGGTCGTCTCCTCCGACGTGATGGACGCCGTCGAGTGGATCATGCCGTCTTTGATGCGGATCTATTTCGCCAGCGACATCGCGTCCTGCGAGCCGATCGGCGAAGAGGATACGGAAGCGGCGGAGCGTGTCGCAGCCTTGCTCAACTATCAATTCCTGCGGCGCGGCAACGGGTTTACAGTGGCGTACAAATGGTTCAAGGACGCTCTGGTGTACGGGCTCGGCGTGCTCAAGATCACGTGGGAGGACTGCGAACGGACGACCTCGTTCCGGGAGTCGGAGCTTCCGCAGGACGAGTTCGAGAAGCTCTCTGGAGACCCGAAGGTGCGCGTCCGGCATTACGAGGAAGCTCCGCCCATCCCTCCGGACGAGGCGACGCTTCAGCAGATGATGCAGTCGGTGCTGTCGCAACTCCCCCCGGAGATGCCGCCGGAACAGCAGCAGGCCGTTCTTGCGCAGGCGATGCAGCAGATGATGCAGCAGATGCCGAAGGTCTTCCGGAACATCGTCGGGACGCAGCGTGTCATGGACTATTCTGGGCCGGTGTACGAAGTCATCGCCCCGGAGGATTTCTACTACGACCCGGAGGCGGAGGAGCTGGCGGACGCGCGGTTCGCGATCCACCGGGTGTTCCGGTCACCGGATTATCTCCGGCGGATGGAAGACGCGGGCGTATACTCGAATGTGCAGGAGGCGCTCGAACGGCAGAGCGCGGGGAAACGCGACGTCCAGGCCGACGCCGAGAAGTTGGAGCGGTTCACCGACCAGGACCGATCCGCGCCGTGGAACCAGACCGTCGGGATCGAGGACGAGCAGAAGCGCGCCCCGGTCGAGGTCTGGGAGTGGTGGGGCGACTTCGATCCGGAGGACGACGGACGGATGGAACCGTATGTCATTACGGTGGCCAACGAGGTCGTCATCCGGTGCGAGCCGAACCCGTACGATCACGGCGAAACGCCGTTCGAGGTTTTGAGGCCGATTCTCGACGTCCACAAATTCGAGGGGATTTCGATCGCCGATCTGGTCAAGGAGTTCCAGGACGTCAAGACGTCGTTGCGACGGCAGATCCTCGACAACATCTCGTGGCAGAACAACGGGATGTGGGAGGTTGCGCGGAACGGGGGCGTCGATCTCGAGTCGCTGAAGAATCCCCGCCCCGGCGGGATCGTCCGCGTCGATATCGCGGGGAGCATCAGACCGCTCACGCCGCCGCCGTTGCAGCAGGGGCCGTACATGGCGATGGAGTTCGAGCAGACCCAGGCCGAGCAGCGGACGGGCGTAACCCGGTACAATCAGGGGCTCGACGCAAAAAGTCTCAACAAGACCGCCACGGGGGTCACGGCGATTATGGGGGCCAGTCAGCAGCGGCTCGAACTGATCGCACGGCTGTTCGCCGAGACCGGCGTCCAACGGACGTTCGTGAAGTCGTTGGCGCTCAACAGACAATTTATGAACGACGGATTCGTGGCGCGGCTCTATAACAAGCCGATCGAGATCAACCGGGACGACATTTCCGGGCAGTTCGACATCATGGTTTCGGTCGGCATTTCGGCCGGACAGCAGGAGATGCGGCAGCAGCAGCTCATGCAGCTCCTCAACATGGGGCCTGGGCTCTCGCAGACGGGCGTCATGACGCCGGACAACGTCTATGAGGTGCTGTGCAAGCTCTTGCAGGGATGGGGCTTCAAGGACTTCCAGCGGTACGCGAGCGATCCGCAGTTCGTCCAGCAGATGCAGGCGCAGCTCCAGCAAGCGATGCAACAGCTCCAGTCGATGCAGCAGCAGCTCCAGCAGAGTCAGGCGCAGACGCAGCAGATGGGGAGCCTCTTGCAGCATCCGGCCGTAGCTCCGGTAGCCGCTCAGGTGTTGCAGCAACAGATGGCGCAGCAGCCGCCCGGCGCGCAGCAACCGCCGCAACAGCAGATGCCCCCGGTCGACGCGCAGCCGGTCCCGCAGGGGCCGCCCATGATGATCGGGAGTGCGGTGTGATGAAAATGCCGGGGGCGGAAACAATCGAGCTTGACGCTTTTCTGGATCTCGTCAGACGCGTCGGGTACCAGCAGCTTCAGGACCTGATCGCTCTGTGGCTCGATCAGCGGTTTGCAACGCTTCTCGGACTGCCTCCGAACGATCCGGATACGGGAATCCTGCTTGCGAAGGCGCAGGGGGTCCGTGAGTTCGCGCGGTGGGTCGTCGATATGACGGCCGAGTGCGAGGAGAGAAAGCAACGGAAGTAAGCCAAATACGGTATGCGAGGGCTCCGCGGCGAAAGCCGCGGGCCTTTTGTTTTCCGGCAGATGGCCAACCGCACGGCGGGACCGCGTCTTGAAGACGGGCAATCCGCAGGCGGAGCACATTCATACGGAGGGATACAGCATGGCAGACGAAGCGAAAGTAGCACAGGAACCGGCGGAAGACACATTCGAGGATTTCGAGCAGGCTCGGCAGGAATATCTCGATCCGAGCAAGGAGCACCGCTCCCTGTCCGTCGGTGTAGACGAGACGGCGGATCAGGAAGAACCGACGGGACTGGAAGAATTCGGCGCGGAAACTCCCGATGACGGAACGTCCGGACAGGAAACGGAGGAAACTCCGCCTGCGACGGAGACGCCGGAACCGGAAGCGAAGAAGCCGGTCATGGTCCTCAAGGTCGACGGGCAAAATATCCCGATTTACGACTACCAGGATGCGGTGGCGTTCGCCCAGAAAGGCGTTCATTACACGCAGGCGATGCAACAGTTATCGCAGCATCGGCAGACGCTCATGGCGCTCGAATCGCATCCGGATCTGAAGGATGAGCTGATGCGCAGGCTTCGCGGCGGCGTTCCGGCGGCGGCGACGAAGGAGCCGGAGAAGCCGAAGGAACAGGAACCGGAATTCACGCTTCCGCCCATGAACGACACGGAGACGCATGAGGAATGGATCTCGCGCGTCTTCAAGGAATCCCTGCCGCAGATGATCCAGCGGAAGGCGGAGCAGATCGCGGCCCAGAAAGCCGCCGAAGCGGTCGGGGCCGCCACCGCAGGGATGGAAGAGTCGCAGCGCCGGAACCGGATCATGGAGGCGGTCAAGGCGGACCCGCTCCGCGACGCCACAATCCGGGAGATGCGAAGCGCGATCGAGGGCGGTCAGATTCCGGAAGCCATCGTTCTGGCGGCGGATCAGGATCCCAAAACATTCGCGTTCCTCTACGACGGGATGCGGCGCAAGGCGGCGGCTGCGCAGGCCATTCAAACGCAGGGAACGACAACACAGCGGAAACCCGCAGGAACCACGGTCGCGGCTCCCCATGCGGAGAGCGGCGGCGGAAGGTCGGCTCCTCGCGGAACGGGGAAGCGTTCCGATGTGGACGTCCTCGAAGACATGAAGAGCGAGGACATCTTGGCACTGGCGGAGCACGTCATGGCGGGACTGGTCCGATGACCGGCCCGTAAATTTTAACGAAGGAGTGATTTGAATGTCTGTTGTACAGACCACGAGTTCGCTGTCTCCCCGCGCACTCGCGTTTTACAAACGAGAGGCGATCGAGACGGCGCGCGCCCTGCTGACGTATGCGAAGTGGGGCGTCAAGGAGCCGATGAAGGAGAACACCGGCAAGCAGATCAATTTCGTCCGCTACGACAAGCTCGCAGCCGCGACGACACCCCTGGCCGAAGGCGTGACGCCGGTGGGAAACCGCCTCGTCAAGCACGAGGTCACAGCGGATCTCGCGCAGTACGGCGATTGGGTCGGCGTCTCGGATGTCGTCACACTCGTGAACTTCGACCCGGAACTGACACGCGCGGTCAAGGAGCTCGGCGAACAGGAAGGTCTCACGATCGACACGATCCTGCGCGACGCGCTTCTCCAGGGGACGAACGAGGTGTACGCCAACAAGAAAACGGCGCGCACCGCCGTGGCGGACACCATCCAGAAGGCCGACATCCAGAAGATCGTCCGGGCGTTCGAGAGCAACAACGTCAAGAAGATCACGGCGATGATCAATCCGTCGACGGGGGTCGCGACGCAGCCGATCGAGCCCGCGTATATCGCGATCGGACACACAGATCTCCGGACGGATCTCGAAAATCTGAAATCCGTCGGGTTCGTTCCGGTTCACGAATACGCATCGCAGAGCAAGGTGTTCGAGGGGGAAGTCGGCAAACTTTGCGGCGTCCGGTTCATCCTGACGAGCAACGCGCCGGTGTTCGCCGGTGCGGGCACGACCCCTTCCACCGGAGTGCAGGCGACCGGCGGCAATACCGACGTGTACGCGATCGTGATCTTCGGTCGGGACGCATACGCCGAGGTCCCGCTCAACAAGGCGACGAGCGGGGTCATCATCAAGGCGAAA